AGAAGAAAATATAAAAATAGAAATCTTTGAAATTCAAGAACTGATAAATGAACATAAGTTTGATACTAAAGTTGACTTAAAAACTGTAAATGAGAGGGTAACAGATCTAAAAGAAAAGGTATATAAGCAACTAAAAGAACAGTCCGAGATCGTTTGGAATCTTCAGAAGAAACTAAAATTAAATCAAAAAGAATTTGAAATAACTTTCTCTGAAAAAATATCCGACAGTGTTGATTCATTCAGAGAATCAACAAATATTTCTATTAAAGATTTAGAAGAAAAGTTTTTTGAATCCACAAAATCTTTCAGTGATAAATTATTAGAAACAACTGAGAATATATTTGATAAAATTCATTCTTTACCGAAACCAAAATATTATGAAGAAGACTTAGACAATATTCGTAATGAAATATCATCTCTACAAGATTTGAGAGAAATAATAGAGAGTATCAAAGAAAAGCAAACAGAACTTCAAGAAAATTACTTACTTACGGAGCCTCCAAGTAAGGCAGAAAATATTGGAACAGGAGTGGATCCACTAACTCCTCTTGATCAAAAGTTTGCTACTCTCAAAGATCTTGCTGAGCATTATAGAATATTCATCAATAGAGTTCAGACACAACTCTCAACTATGGGAGGCGGTGGTGCTGGATTTATCAAGGATCTTGACGATGTAGACATAACAGGTATTGCAACTGACTCTGTTCTAAAGTATGACTATAATAATAGTAAATGGATAGTTGGAACTGGAGTTGGAAAAACAACATTAGTCACATTAGATGATGTAAACACATCAAATCTTGGCGATGGAAGATTTCTAAGATATGATGCGTCAACATTAGAGTTTACATTTGCTCCAGTTTCTGCTACCAATTTAGAACTAGTTGCTGGGGATATACAGTCTGGTATTTTAACAACTAATTCTACAAATCCTGCAGTAATAATGTCTATTAGCGCAACTACGTATAGATCTATCCAATACCAAGTTCAAGTTACTGAAGGATCAAACTATAATATGACTCAACTAAATATTATCCATGATGGATCTCAAACATATCAGTTAGAGTTTGGATCTATAAATCAACCAATAGGAATTGCAACTTTCTCATCGGCAATTAGTGGAGGATCTGTTCAGTTGATTGGATATCCACTTTCAAGTAATACAACTACATTTAAGACCGTATTTACTGCAATACAAGTCTGATTATAAATAAAAGGAGACTCTCTTTTTATTGATGAAAAACGGCAAATGCCCGCCAGGTAAATACTATTGTTATACAGACAAGGTATGCAAAGACATTCCTGCTGGATTTATGGTAGATCCTCAAGGTATGCTCCGTAAAGAAAATGGTGCTTCTGTTGGAGTTGCATACGAAGAAACAAAGAGTGGTGATTCTTCATTGCATGATTGGTTTTCAAAGAGTAAGTCATCAGACGGAAAACCTGGATGGGTTCAACTGGGCGGAAAGTATGCTGGAAAACCATGTGCAAAACAACCAGGCCAAACCACAAAACCAAAGTGTGGTTCTAGTAAAATGAAGCGTTCTCTTTCAAAAGATGAAGAACAAAGAGCGTTTCTACGCAAGAATCGTCAAGATCCAAATCCACAAAGATCAGGGAAGGCAATCAACGTGAAAACAGAAGCAACAATTTTTGAGGGAGAAAAGGACGCTTGTTACCATAAGGTCAAGTCACGCTATAAAGTTTGGCCTTCTGCATACGCCTCTGGTGCCCTTGTAAAGTGTCGTAAGAAGGGTGCTGACAATTGGGGTAACAGCACGAAGAAAGAGGGGTTCACGCCCTCTCAAATCGCTGCTCTGGAATCGATTGGTGCTATTGAGATCAATGAGGCAGGTAAGAAGTGCTGGAAGGGGTATAAGAAAGTAGGCACGCAGAAACTCTTCGGTAAGACCTACAACCGTTGCGAAAAGGAGGGTTATGCTCATGAAGATAGCGGTGAACAAACAGATCTTTCACATGTCTCTGAGGCTGTTACTGTTCCCCGCCAGAATGGTCAGGTAATGTCAGTCATGCTTGTCTTTAGAGGCAAGTTCTACATGATGCAACTATTTTTCCCAACACTTCAAATTCCAACGAAACAGGAGGTCACAGCGGCGGTTCAAAAGATTTATCCTGATGCTCGCGTCACTCAATATTTCAAATCCACTGTAGATCCAACTCAACCACTAATTAGAATTAGTGAGCAGCAAGATGATTCAGAAGAAAAGCAAGCACAACAGATTGCTAGACGCCAGTTGATGCTGAATCGCCAAAAAATTCAATTACAAGCAAAAGCAGTCCAAAAGAAAAAGGGGACTGATATGATGATGCAAACCGAAGAAAAAAAATGTTCGCATACTTCTAAAGGAAAAAGTTGCCCAGTGCATGGTAAAAACGAATGCCCCGATGAAGATGATTTAGATGAAGCAGTTGCAGCATGGCAACGCAGAGAAGGAAAAAATCAATCAGGTGGACTAAATGAAAAAGGTCGTAAATCATATGAGCGTGAGAATCCAGGATCAGATCTCAAGGCACCTTCTAAGAAAGTGGGTAATCCACGTAGAGCGTCATTCTGTGCTCGCATGAGAGGTATGAAGGCAAAACTAACTAGTGCAAAAACTGCACGAGATCCAGATTCAAGAATCAATAAAAGTTTGAGGGCTTGGAATTGCTGATTGTTCAAAATTTAACTAATAATACCAGCACTGATATTCGTTCAGCATTTCAATGGAGAGAAACTCGTTAGTGTAGCAATCAACACAAACGAATTATTATGAAATAGTGTATCATATAGATACTATTATCTACGTAGCCCTGTGCCTTCATGGATCCATCTACACTAAGTTTATATTTGACAATCACGATTGTCGCTTGCATGACTCTTTACGCAGGTGTCGAAGGCACTCTACGTATTTTTGTTTATCTCGACTTACAGTTGCGCTACGCATATGTTAAGTTTAGAATGTGGACAATGAAGAAGCAGTTGGAAAAACAACTAGTTCTTCCATCCAAATTCAAAGGTAACAAAAATGAATACTAAGACATGCCCAAAATGTGGAGCAAGTTGGATAAACAATCAGCATTTTTGGGCAACTGGAAAATTGGGAAATGAAGATGATCTCGCTGGACTTGTTTGTAATGAGTTGGGCGACGATACTTGTATAAATCCTAAAAGAGGTTCTGAATTGGGAACTACTTGGGAAAAACGATTGCTTGAATTAGAACAAGATCATCCATGTTCATGAGTCATAGATCATGAGTCATAGAATGGACCAGATAAAACCAGAGCATTTAGTAACACGTAAAGAATGTCAAGAGATGATCGATGCAGCAATTAGACGCCACAACCGTAATGCTAGCATTATTTCTATATGTGTTGGTTGGTTCGTTCTTGCTCTTTTTGCGGAAGGTCTCCTAAGACTCATTGAAGTCATTCCACCACTATTTCCTTGGTTAAAAATAACATTATGACTGATCCGGTTTGGAGTGTAATTTTATTATTATCAATTGGATTATTGGGCACTGCATATATAATTTACTACATATTACGTTTAGCAACTTTGGAAATGAAAGATTATGGAAAAGATGACTGCTGAAGAGCGAATGAAAATTTGCAACTCTTGCGAATACCTAAAAGGGCAATTCAAAAGATGTGCTATTTGTAATTGCTTTATGGAATTCAAAACTAAAGTTCCTTTTGCAAGATGTCCACATAATCCACCGAAATGGACTTGATTTATGGCAAATGAGGTATATCTTGGCAATCCCAATCTAAAGAAAGCAAATACAAAGATTGAGTTTACCGAAGAGCAAATTTTTGAATTTATTAAATGTAAGGAAGATCCAGTATATTTTGCTAGAAATTATATCAAAATCGTCAACGTTGATGAAGGTCTCGTATCTTTTGACATGTGGCCATTTCAGGAAAAGTTGATCACAAGGTTTCATCAAAACAGATTCAACATCTGTATGATGCCTCGCCAGACTGGTAAATCAACGACATCAGTATCATATCTCTTACATTATTTGGTTTTCAATGATAACGTTAATATTGGTATTCTAGCAAACAAAGCATCTACTGCTAGAGATCTACTGTCTAGACTAGCAACTGCATATGAGAATCTTCCTAAGTGGATGCAGCAAGGCGTTCTAGCATGGAACAAAGGTAATATTGAATTAGAGAATGGAAGTAAAATTTTAGCAGCATCCACATCTGCTGCAGCCGTTCGGGGTATGACATTCAACATTATCTTCTTGGACGAATTTGCGTTCGTTCCAAATCATATTGCTGATGATTTCTTCAGTTCAGTTTATCCTACCATTTCATCTGGTAAATCCACAAAAATTATTATTGTTTCTACCCCCAAGGGTATGAATCATTTCTACCGCATGTGGCACGATGCGGAAAGAGGAGCAAATGAATACGTAACAACTCAAGTTCATTGGTCTGAAGTTCCTGGTAGAGATGATGCTTGGAGAGAGCAGACTATCAAGAACACTAGTGAACAACAGTTCAAAGTCGAATTTGAATGTGAATTTCTTGGATCTGTTGATACTTTAATTGCACCAGCAAAACTAAGAAGTTTAGTTTATGACAATCCCATCAAATCAAATCAAGGTTTGGATGTTTATGAAGATCCTATTTCAAATCATGATTATGTTTGTACAGTTGATGTAGCAAGAGGTGTCGGAGAAGATTATTCTGCATTTTTAGTTGTTGATATTACTTCATTTCCACATAAACTTGTGGCAAAGTATAGAAAGAATGATATCAAACCAATGCTTTTCCCAAATATAATATGGGAAACTTGTAAAGCATATAACAATGCTTTTGTTCTATGTGAGGTAAATGATATTGGAGATCAGGTAGCATCTATTCTTCAGTACGATCTTGAATATCAAAATCTTTTGATGTGTTCAATGAGAGGTAGAGCAGGTCAAATTGTTGGACAAGGATTTAGTGGAAAGAAAACACAACTTGGAGTGAAGATGTCCAAGACTGTGAAAAAAATTGGATCACTCAATCTAAAAACAATGATTGAGTCTGATAAACTTTTGTTTAGAGATTATGAAGTCATTAGTGAATTGACTACATTTATTTCAAAAAGCAATTCATTTGAAGCAGAAGAAGGATGTAATGATGACCTGGCAATGTGTCTTGTCATTTATGCATGGTTAGTTGCACAAGATTATTTCAAAGAACTAACGGATCAAGATGTTCGTAAAAGATTATATGAAGATCAAAAGGATCAGATTGAACAAGACATGGCACCCTTTGGATTCATGGATGATGGTTTGAACGCTGGTGAAAGTTTTGTAGATGCTGATGGTGATAGATGGTTTGCTGATGAATATGGTGATCGCTCTTTCATGTGGGATTATCTCTGATGAATTACGACGATGATCTAGAAAGTCAAATTAGTTTAGGTCATTTGTTGTTGAACGATAGGAAGTGTAAAGTTTGCGGAGAAGTAAAAAACTTAGTAGATGGTTTTTATAGAACACGTAAAAACAAAGGTCCTGTACCATCATCATACTCATACGAATGTAAAGAATGTACAATAAAAAGAGTTTCCCGAACGGTAAGAAAAGAACATCTTGATAGAAAATTTGAAGAAGATTATCCCGATTGGTAATATTTTCTGTTCACGTCCAATTTCCCCCCACAGAACAATCGTAAATTATAAATATTTTTAGACAAAAATGGACCTTCACGGAGAATCAAATGGCAGTAGCATTATTGTCTCCAGGTGTGCTTATCAGGGAGGTTGACCTCACTGTAGGTAGAGCCGAAAACGTTTT